TTATAAAAATTTTTTAGCTCTTTTTGCAAACTCTTTATCATTCCATTGCATATAGGTAAACGATGAACTCGGGTCACAATGGCCTAGGATAGCTTGAACATCTTTAGGATTTCCGCCAAGGTCTAATACCCTATGTGCCTTACCATGACGAAAACTATGAGGGGTTATGTTTTTTTCAATTTTTGCTTTGATGCACAGTGCCTTGATGATTCTTTGAACTGTTCTGGTGGTCATTCTTTTCGTGCATGTTCCATTAGTTATTTTTCCGACAAAAAAAGCTGGTGTTGAATTTAATTTTTTCCTTTGTATCAAAAATTCTCTTACCATAATATGAGTTTCAACACTCCAAAATATCGTTCTCAGTTTGGTGGTTTTTTTGGTTCTTATTGTAGCGTTTGATTTTTTTGGATCGATATCAGATATGTTCATGTCGCATAATTCAGACACTCTAATCCCAGTTTCAAAAAGCAATCTAACAATTATCAACTTCTGAAATTCCCAAAAGTCAGTAGGGTGGATAAAGCTTAAAATAGAACAATATTCTTCAAAGCTTATTGGCTGATGTGAATTAGCTACCGTGCGCGGAACTCTTATTAATTCCGGTGATAAACAATTTACTCCTTGCAGTTTCCAAAAATGAAAATAATTTTTTAAGATTACCATAGATAGTTCTATCGACTTGGGCTGGTAATTATTATCCTCCATCCAATTTTTATATTTTACTATGTCCCCTACTTCGGCATCTTCAATATCCTTGTGAGTGCAATCAACAAACTTATTTAACCATATTCGATAATTCTTACTTGCCCGATTTGTATAGGTTGCTTTCCAATCTAAATAAACATCAATATTTTTACTCATACACAACAAAACCGCTCACCTAGTCCCTTGGCTTGCCGGCACAAGGTTTCAATGAGCGGTTTAATTGTCGCGAGAAAATTTTCTAAAAAAGAAAATTCTCTTGCAATATAAATATACCACAAAAAAGAAAACTTCGCACTTGTCCGGCAAGCATCTCATTTCTGAGAAGGTCTTTTTTAAAAAAGACACAAGTTAAAAGATGAAATTTTAAAAATTACTTAATGTAAAAGAGTATCGGATATTTGTTTTTTTGTCAAATTATTTTTTTGTTACCCTGTGCATAAGTGCAAAAAAATCAACAACATCAACGTTATTTTTTAGTATTGTGTAATAATATAAAAGTGTTATAATATAAGCGTTATTTAATAAACAGGCTGGTCCCCTAATAAAAGCTAGTATCGTACATTAAACTTGTATCAAGTTTTGGCGTAGGTTTTCAAATAGACCATGCGCCATAAGCGCAACACACCGAAAGGTGCTAGCGCCTACGCCAAAACCTGGCACAAGTTTTTTTGTTGGCAACTACATTTTCCTTTTATCGTCATCGGGATTATGTAGGGGCTAACTGGTTGGGTCACTACAAGGTTAATCCGACCAACCTAAAGAAACAAGATGTCAGAGTTAGAATATGAGATCGGATCTTTTTGCTACTTTCCCAAAAGGGAAGATGATAAAAATATCATAGAGGCTCATAAGGATAAAAAAACTCTTCCAGAGGAAGAGTAATTTTTTGAAAAAGTATTTAGAGATTTTCTTTGTGAGGAGATCTCTTTTTACTTTATATAAAATTTTCAATTTTCAAAATTTAGAGTACAAAAAAACTCAAGTAGTATTCAACCGCTTGATTCATCTGTGATTTTATATTCGCTGTAGACATATTTTTATGTTTTGTTTTTATTGACAATGTCCATGGATCCTTTGTCAATATTTAATATACACTTCTAGCGAGCCGTTGTCAAATATCTACCTCTCAGATAAAACAATTTCCACTGTAGTCTTAAATCTCAATAAAATATTACCAGTTATAGCCACATTAGCCAAAATCGTTGTGGATATTGGAATTATTGTAGATAATTCATTAATTGTTGCAATCGCAAACAATCCTACATTAAACCAAATTGTCCAACTTTGATACCATTTTTTTTGCATATTTTTATCTTAAAAATTTATTAAATAAACCTATAATCTTTTCCAATATAAATTTTAGATTTACCGGGATAACTTCGCTTTTTATAACTTCTTCAATATCGATTTTTTCCACTTCTTGAGGCTTTTCTTCTTCTATACCTATGGGATTATTTTCTATAGGTTTTTCCGCAATTTCTATTTTTTCGGGAGTTGGCTTAACTTCCTCGACTTTTTCTGAAATAATAAATTCTTCCTTCTTTTCTTCAACTACTACCATATCCCCCCATCCTTCATTTTTTCCAGTACCACTATAAACATAAACCACTACCCCATCGCAAGCACTGTGAATCGGATCATTAAGATCAGCATTTCCACTTCCTTTTCCATTTAAATCTAATCCAGGATGAAAGCATGGGCTTTTCGCTCCAGCTACTTTTTTGGATTGGCTGTCATAATCCCAATATTCCAACCATTCAAGACCATAATGATGAAATGTAGGCATGACTATTTTTTCCAGTCCTCTAGGATCAGCGTAGTTATCCTTAACCCAGTCCTTAGATTTTCCTATGCAATACTCAGTAAACTTTTTTGGAGTATAGCTTAAAATATCAAAATGACAATGAGCATACCACTGACCATTGCCGGTTCCATTTTTGGCAATCATTTGATTTTTTTTAACTATATCCCCTACTTTAATTTTAATTCCCTCGAGGTGACCATATCTATAATATTTTTTACTCATTTGTTTTTGCCATAATAATTATATTGTTTTTCAATGTTTTTAATTACTGGATATTTCACATTTGGTTTTTCAACTCTTTTCATTAAATATAAAACCACAAACGATAACGTCGCTATCATCATAGATATTATAAATATAACTGCTAATATGTCTTCCAAAAATTTTTTACTAATATGATTAGTGGTTAATAATTATTCCGCTTTAGCTTTATCAAATAAGCTAAATAACATTCCTCTTATTTTTTTCAAAATAATGCTGAGCGCGTCGATTTCTTTTATCCTTTTGCCAGTTTTAAAAGCTTGGATATTCCCGATTATTGAATAAACTTCTGATAAAACTAACATTGACAATATACTTTGAACAACTAGATTTAAATTAAACCCAGCGCCCTTTGCTCCCAATATCAAGACAAATGGGATTAATAATATTAAGGCCTTAGCTACTGCCCCCATTGTCATTCTTCTTGATGTGATAGAGTTTCTTCCATCAATTTTGTAAGAAGCCAAAATACCTGTAGCAAAATCTACAATCATCAAGATAGAAAGAGCGGAGATTGACCAAGATGTTTGCTCGGGTATTCCTATGGCTATCAGAAATGCCGGGATATATAGTAGATTTTTAATCCAAATTATTGTTGTACAATTTTCCATATTTTTGTTTTTTATAGTTATAATGTTTATAATATTGTTACAATGCCACTACATAATTGCTTATCAGTAACTCCCCAAGTAAAAGGCACAGTATTCGTCAAATCTACAAATGCTGAATAAGAAGAGGCAGAATTAACACCATTAATTCTAAAAGAATTAGGAGTTATAAAAAAACACGAAGCTAAAAAAGTAGCAACTCCACCTTCGAGAAAATACATCATAATGTTATTTTGATATCCCTCACCAACCATAGAAATTGGTATTGAAAAATTAGCTCCTCCAGCACTAACAGAAGAAGTAGAGCCTAGTGTAAACGCATATGAAAATTTAAGTTTATTTCCAAATATACTATATCTTCCTTCAATCGTCCCATTACCAACAACCATACTATTTAGAACTGGAGTATATAGTAATTCTCTCGTTTCATAAATCGGTCTTTGAATCAAATTAGAAGCGGTGAAAGTCGGCACTGTCCAAGTATATCCAGCACCAGCTGAAAGAGTGGCTGCGAATCTTCCAATATTTTCTACTTCATCGGTAGTGGTAAAATCTGCATATCCAGCACAGTGTTTTTCGTTGGTAGTTGTAGTAGAAAAATCACTGACTAAATTAGCATAAGGAATACGAGCAAACGAAAGTCCTACTGCTGAGCTATTTGAATCCCAAACAAGATAAGTAAAATAATCTATTTCTTTAGTGGCAAGTTCGGCGCTTCCAGCGTTCATCCAGTTTGTTCCGTCGGCCAAAGTTCGAGATAATGCGGAAGTAATATTTCGCACAGTGTCTCCTATTCGACAATACACCGGATCATTTGCCGTCGGGTCTGATCCTGCCAATGTTTTAATAGCAACATTTAATCCCGATCCGGTATCTGTTACAGTAAATTTACCATTCAATAAAAATCCTCTTGGAGCATTAATTACTGATTGAATTGTTTTATTTGGAATATTATGCGTTCCATCCTGATTATGCTCAACTAAAATTCCATCCATTAAATCATTCCAAAGTTTTTTATCAATTAATATTTCTACAACTGATCCTCCTGAATGAGCTTGAGCTGTTCCCCCTACTCCACGAATACAATTAGTTACAGTATTATTTTCACCCATAATACCTATAATTCTTTCCATTTTTCCGGGGGTTTGAATTCCACCAGCATCAACTCTATTAATTGTTATTATTACTGCTGTATCAGTTGGAATATCTAAAGCAGAAACCAATTCAAAACTTGCCGCATCAGCATTTGGTATTCCATTACTCCCAAGTTGCCATCCAGTATTAGAAGTTACTTTTTTAAATTTGTCTGTATTTTGTGCTGCCATATTTTTTTTATTTTTAAAATTAATTATTGTTTATAAAAATTAGAAGGTGTTTTCATTTTCTTAATCATTCCTTTTGCTAAAACTTTGAGTATTGTAAAATCTGCATCAGCCGAATTAGAATAAATATGAAACTGAATAGCTCTTAATGTTTTTTTTACTTTTCTGGCGCTTGGCACTGATGCTTGACTATAAGTTACTGGGGCATCTTCCTCATCTTTAAGTGTTATTTCTCCCAAATCCCCTGTCCAAAATTCAATAGTCTGAAGATTTCCTGTAATTTGTTTTGTTGCGATAGATGAAAAATTTCCTTTTTGACTTAACCCCAAAATTTCAAAATATATAGTTCCAGCTGGTCTTCCTAATTCCACTAATGCCTCTTGAATTTTAGCGAAAACAGTCGGATCATCATCTACTGGAATCAATCCCGACATCCACGATTGATAAAATGGCTTTCCAAGATCTCCTTTTATATTTTTAGAAATTTCAATCAATTTATCTCCATTATTTGGAATTCCTAATAATTTAGTCGTTCCATTACTTTCTGTAATTTCTAAAAATGATTTAAATCCAATTGTCCATTTCCAAAGCCATTCATCTTGTTCAGTATCCAAACCAAACATGATGTCATTGCCATTTCCACTTTCTGAGGCTGTCCAAAATAGTTTGGAGTCGTACCAAATACCGGCCATATTTCCAATGTTTTTTAACCCCTTAAATGATGGGCGAATATTGCCAGATAATTCTCCAGTTGAAAGAATGTTTTGAACATTTACCTTATTATTCAATGAGAACATTCCTCTACTGTTTGGAATATAAAGTGAGTCGTTAGCATCAATTACTCCAAGCATTGCCACTGTTCCTATTGGTCCAGGTAGTTTGACTGGATTAGGCACTATAATCGTTGTGTCGGCTATCGTTGTTACTTCTAGAGATATTTGCCAAATAGATCCGATACCGGCCTTATTGCGCGTTAATACAGTCGTGACGCTATCACCCTTACCATTTCTAAAGTGTCCAACCCATTCTAGATTTTCTCCAGTTCCGTCTATTAATGGTTGATAACCTCCACCATAAAATTCCGAAAATACTCCCAAATCCGTTCCAGTTCCGCTCCAATATACAAATTCATTTGTGATTCCCCATAATCTTGATCCGCTATCTGCAATCATTTTAAATACTGGTGCGCCAGTAGTATCTCCTTCAGGACAAGAAAAATATGGGTTTTGGACAAAAGTTCCATCATCTTTAAAGCTTAATCCAGTAGTTGAAGTTTCTGCTAATAATAACTCCTTACCGCTTTCATCTGCATAATAAATTTGATATCGAGCTGCACCCGTGACTGCAGACCAAGTCAATGTTAAATATTCACTAGAACCTGGTAGCCAAGCATTTCTTGGTTTATTAGTGCTAAGATTTACTTCTGCACTTCCTTGAGTTTCTCCAACTTCATTTAAAGCGGTTACCTTGTAATAATTATTATAGCTACCAGCAGTTAAAACATTTCTAGTTAGTCCTAATCCAGTCGGCGCGGATAGAGGTGTATATCTAGTTAGATTAGTTCCGTTATACCTGGTTAATCTATCTTTTCCATTAGAAATATATAGTTGCCTTACCGATTGAACAAAATTATATTTTGTGGCAGCAATATCAAAAGTTGCTCCTGTAATTTCTGTCCAGTTTTCCTGATCAACACTTTTATATGCCTTTCCATTGGCACCGATAGCAATTTTTTCTTGAGTACCATCTACATTTTCATATATTCCACATGCTACAAAATTGCCTGGCAATTGACTTCCATAATAAGCAGTTCCCCATCTTGTTTTCCAGCGTCCATCTTGGACCAAAATTAAATTCAAAGCCTCTTTGGCAAATTTTGCGCCCAAAATCACATCATCCAATAATGATGCTAAGCCCTTGAAAGTATCAATAATTAATTTCCAGGGTATTTTAGATTTAATTCTTCTTCTTGGAAGTATTTTCATAAATTAAGCTAATTGTTTATATCTCATTTTTTTAAGCTCTTCATTGGCCGCTAGCATATTTGCCTCGTAAAGACTCTCATCTTCGTCATCAAGAAATAGTTTGGCCACCACGAAATATTGAATAAATTTTGGTTTTTTCATTTTTATCGGCGTGAGCTCCTCGCCTGTTACATATCGGGGATGTTTTTCAAGACAAGGCAAAATATATGTACCAGCGATAGCCGGAAGGGTTCTGATATTATCGCCTTCTTGCCAGAAAACATTTCCAGATGTTTGCCCTTGCTGTTCAAGTTCCACTCCTTCACTTGCATCAATCTCACTATAAGTAACGTTTCCAATTAAAAATTGAGCTTTTTCAAAACCCTTTTGTCCGAATTTTTTAATGAAAGATAAAAATGTTTCAGGCAATTCGTCAGTTCCTGTTCCGCCAAAAATAAAAGTCAATTTTGTTTTTAGTTCATCCCAGCAATATCCTTCGTCAACGCAACTCTCATATTCATCGATTGCATCATCCACATAGTCAAGTCTTACTAACATTTCTTCGTTATCAGATCCTTCTGGATAACTTGTATCTTTGGCATATTCTCGATGAATTTTTTTTAATAATTCGCTTATTAGCATATTTTTATATTTATAAATTTATCTTCGTCTTCTTTTAACTTTTGTAATTCTCCTTTTAGTAAATCTGGTTGGCATTCTATACATTCTCGGCTTGCTCTTAAATCCGTTAAGTAATGCATTTATTTCCAAAAAATCATTATCTACCAACGGATAGCGATATTTCTCCTCGAGTTTCTTGCCTGTACCTGATCCGCTACTAGATGAAAGTTTTTCCTTACCGTCTTTCCCAATTTTTACTTTTTTAAGATATGTCCGCTCCTCCTTGCTAATAATTCCTGCATCATATAAATTATCAATTACACCATTGGAGGCCAGAATTTTTCCACCTATACTTTCCTTTCGATTTTCCCAAATATTATCGAGCACGGTTTGATGATCGGCTTCTTGTGACAAAGCTGAAACAAAATATTGCGACTTGACATCATCAGTTTGATTAGCGGCAAAATCATATTCGATATCGTCTTTTTCTAATCCCATTTTTTGGAAAATTTGGCTTTTAACCTCATCGGGAATATTTTTATAAGTATCATCTTCTCCAAATATTTTACGAGCCGTATCAATTTTATCGTTTTCAAAAATATATTTATCCATTCCTTGTTTAGTATTTTCCTTTGTATATTTATCGAGTCCAAAGGCGTTAATATAAATATCTGAATCATAGTTAGCTTCGCCATTAGCAACCAAATCGATAGCTACTGCTCTTCGGGCTAGCTCCTCAGTTTTAAATGTTTTTGTGTCAGCGAGAAGATTGGGGACATAATAATTTCCATCTTCGAGTCCGAAAACTCCACCTCCCAAATCACCTAGCCCCTTAGTAATCTTGCCTAACTTTACCGCTTTTTTAAGTTCTTCCTTTGTGTTATCTGATGCGCGCGAAGACATTACCTCATCAAAATATTTATTTCCTCCAATTTTAAATTTCTCAGTTTGTTCTTTACTAAGCGGAGTTTGCTTATTATCGAAATAATCCTGCATTTCTCCAAAAGCGTTTTTTCCAAACATTAAACCTCTCAATGTATTTGAGAGTGTTGCTTCTACTGGAGTCATCACTTTGCCAGTTTTGTTTTCAACATATCCATTTAATAAAGATTTCGCTCCGCTGTAGGTTTTTTCAAGTTGTTTTCCTCCGTAAGGCAATATAACTCCGGTTAACGGATTTTTAACTGCACTAAACATCGGTAATCCGCCAGTCCCAAATCTAGTAGGATCTCCTTCTCCAAAAAGTTCTTTTCTCGGAATATTCATAAATTTAGATAACGTCGGAAAACTCTCCTCATTCACTCCAAATCCATACTCAGGATACATACTCGCAAGAGTTTGTCCTCCTGGAATATTAGAGATAACTTCTCCAGCTATTCTTCCCCCAGCTTTTAAAGATCCTTTAACTTTGCCGTCTTCACCTTCGAATTCCTGATAAGCATCTACCATTGCATTGATAGGATCAAAAGATACGTCTGAACCCCTAACTTCATTAACTACTCGATTCATCAAATAACTAGCCACAGTAAATTCCAACATCTTTTTTGCAACAACTAATTTACTAGGGTCATTTTTAGCGATATCTTTAAGCGCGTACCATTGATTGGCCACTTCCAATTGAAATGGCGCAACTAGTTGAAAAACTTTTGATTTTTGCGCTATTGGAACCTCTCCTATGCCTCTACCAGCTACCATTTTTCTTGTCCAATCATCCGCATATTTAATAGGATTAGACACGCCTTCAGATAAAGCTTTTTGATAATGTGCATTCCATATAAATTTAGTTCCAATTTTATCCCCTATTCCAGTCATCCAAATCGCAAACTTTTTAGTATTAGCTAAAACTCCTTCATTAAATTTGTCATAATCATTAAAATATCTCTCATTAACAAATGCCGATTTCTTAATAGGAGTATTTTTTTTAAATATTCCTGCTAAACTATTACCAATAGCCTTGGCTGAGTTTTTAACTCCAGCGCTTGCAAATCCTTGAGGAATATTAAAATATTGAGCTAAAGAGCTAGAGGCATTTCCAAGCACAGCGTTGGCCTTAAATCTACTATTGGCCCAACTAACTACACTCAGAGCTTTTCTTCCAAATAAATTTTCTTGCAGTCCTCGATCTAGTGGATTTGTTTTCCCTCCCAAATCTCTCGAAAAGTTTTTTATAAATACCAAAAAATTATTTAACTTATTTTCCGATAATTCTGCGTTAGCTTTAAAACCCATATTGTTCAAAGCGTTTTCTTTATTTTTAGCAGTTTTGTTTTTTATATAACTTTTTACTTTTTCGTAATTATTTAAAGCGGCCAAGTCTTTGCCCATCCAATCAGCTTGAGCTTCGGAAATTTTATGATCCGTTAAAATCTTTTTAATTTGAGCGATATCCGTTGAATCAGTAATTTGCTGAATTGGATCTAATTTTTGACTTAGCTCTTCTGATAGTCCCCTGCTCTCATGGAAAAACTCCCCAGCACCAAGAGCGCCCTTAGTTTCATCATCTACCCCTTTAAATTTAGATATAAAAGGATCGACATGCTTGGCGTAAGCATGATTTTTTATATAATCCAAATATCCCTCCACTGCCCCAAAATCATTAGCGTCACCTTTTCTTTCCTGGCCAAAAGATAACCATTTTGTTTTTGGATTAGTCACATCAGATGAAGCCGCTAACGCGGGATCTATACTGGCAGAAGTTTCGAACATATTTTTTAGTCCGGCAATTCCCTCCAAATCTTTACCATGTCGATAATAATCTTTTCTTTCTGGTATTATTTTTGTGCTTTCAGGATATAGTGGATGAGTCGGAAAAAAATATTCCCTTACTGCATTTAATTCTTTTAGTAGTTGAGGATATTTATTTTTAAACCATTTATCAGCCTCGATAATATTTCTCCATTGTTTAGGGAATTGCTGTCGCAATTCATCTTCTCCAAGTTTCCCTTCACCAAATAAAACCACTGCCATATCTTCTTTACTTCCCTTTTTAATACCTAATTTTTTAACAATATTTTCTTCTAATTCGTTTAAGAGTATCTTTTGCTCATTGATAAATTCACCCTTTGCAGCATCAAATGGATCCAGTAATTCTTTTTTAATTTTAGGAAATTGGTCACCAAAAGTAGCCTCAAAATTTCGATAAACATCTCTAAATCCTGTCATCGGAGCCGAGATGTCTTTTAATTTTGCTGGGTTTACTCCCTCCAAATAATTGGTATCCAATTCGTGTTTTTTCTTATAATAATTTTTTAAAGTTAGATAAGGAACCTCTCTTTTTAAAATTAAATCCATTCTATCAAAATCCATCTTTTGGATTTCATTTTTTGGATAACCCAAATTTCCAAGCTTAATAATTCGCTTAGCTTGATCTACACCTATTCTATCAATATCTTTTTTTACATATCCGATAGCTCTCAATTCCTTCGGATAATCAATTATTTCTCTAATTGCATCAACTCTCTCTCCTTTTACTTTGTGGGCCCTCTCTTGGAACTTATTAAATCCGCCCTCTGGTGGTGCTAGCGGAGTTTCCTTTTTTGGTTTTACCACAAATTCATCCCCCTTAAATGGAGATTCATTTTTTATTGATTTTTTACCATTAACAAATTCCTCAATACTTGGAACTTTATTTTGTTTTGTTTCTGTTTTTTTATTTACAAATTCTTCAATCGATGGAAATACCGACTGCTTGTTTTGCTCAACCTCCAAAAATGCCTTCTGCGGTGCTTTAACTTTTTGAGGTGGTACAAAACCTTTTTCTGCTTTATCAAGCCTCAAGCGTTGATTTTGTTGTTGCCTAGCTATTGTTTCTTGAGCTTTTTTATTTTTTAAAGCGATCTTATTATTAAAATCCATTACCTTAGATGAAACAATTCTTGGCTTAGTCGCATTCATATCCTGAATATTTAATCCTGGCCGCACGTTTAAAACTTTCCCAAGAACACTTTCAGGTTTAAATGGTGTTTTTATAGTTTGAATTATTTTTCTCTCTGTTCCAGGCACTGGGACCATCTGAGGCTTGCCATGAATCATTATTCCGTAATTCGGTCTATAATCTACTTTATCAACAACTTTTTTTGTATATGGATTTTTAAAATTCATTATATCAGTAGTCGTCTTTGCTATTTCCTTTTTAACACCCTCTTTTGTGCTATGAGCAACTTTACCTCCACCAGCTATTGTTCCGCCCAATACTCCTCCAGCTACTGTTCCCATGATAGAACCCTGGACACCTCCTTTTAATGCATTCTCCCCTTGTTCTTTTAAATTTTTTCCCTCTTGCGCACCGCTTAATATTCCTGACGCTCCACCGTAAATAAAACCTTCTTTAGCTCCTCTTTTTGCTCCGGTCTTAATTACATCCATCACTCCTGTTTTTGAGGCTTTCTTAAATCCATCAGTGGCTATCTTTTTTATTGTTCCTCCTCCAGCAACAGTTGAGCCAATATCTACTCCGATATTTGCAGCCTCTGCTCCTCTCCTAACTAAATATGAAGGAGTTGCTTTTGTTTTCCCATAATCCTTAAATGTTCCAGCAACTGTTCTTGAAGGGATATTCATTATTTGCTGTGGAATCTCTGCGGCGAATCTCCCAACTGGATTATTTACTTTTTTTGCAAAATCAAATTTAGGAATATTTTCTGCTTTTTGAGAAAAACTTCTTAATCCTTGATCTGCTTTTTTCATCCAGCCGGGAGTATTATTGGGATTGTTTAAATAATTTCTGGCTTCATTAGCCATTCTTCCAAGATTAGAAGAAGTCTTTTGAGCTACTGGCTCAAAAGTATCATTTAATTTCTTTTTTGTTTTTCTATAGAAATTTAATAATGACATTTAAATTATTTTTTAAATTAATTAAACAGTCTCTTCTTCATCTTCATAAATAGGCTCTCCAGTAATCGGATCATATCGCTTAATAACTCTCTTTTTATTTGTATTTTCAGGGTTATACCAATCTTCAGCATTTTCCGGATTTTCTAAATCAATCTCCTCTGAAAAATTAGGTGTTTCAAGAGAGGCTGGAGAATCTATATCTACAGAAGCCACTTCTAACTCATCCGCTGCTCCGCCGTATTCTGTATACTTAGCAGCTAATTCTGTTCTAAAGTTTTTAGCAGAGATGTTAATATTAGAAAGAGTAGCCATAAGCTTTTGCAAATTTTTATCAGATTCAGCTTTAACATCTTCTTTTTTCCAATCACCTCTTTTATTTTTTAATCTTTTTAAAGCCTCTTCTTGCTCTTTGAATGTTTCCACAGCTTCCTTAGTAGCGTCTTCTTGCCATTGATAGGCCTGATCTCTTTTTGTTTTATATTCTTCACCTGCATGTCTCAGGTTTTGATTCTGTTCACTTATCTGATCTCCATAATTGGTTAAAACTTTTGACCTTTCTCTCCCAGCGCTTCCAGCAATAGCCTTGGCCGCCATTCTGCTAGCACTGCCACCGCTTGCGCCTTTAATTCCAAGCATGACATTGGTGTTATCAACGCTTTTTCTTGTATCTCCAGCTAAATCATCAAGTGATTCTTTTTGATTTCTCTCAATTAATGTTTTATTGCCAGCTATAGCGCTTTCGGTTCTATTCTTGTAGTTATCTAAAGCACTGATATATTTATCCTTAATTTTTCCAAGATTAGAAATATATTTTTTGGATGTTCCTAAAGATTTTTCAGTAGCCCCGATTTCATCATTAGCGTCATCCCAACCCTTACCAATAGCACTTATTATGCTACTGTTTCCACCCGAAGATCCTCCTTTAGATTTGTCATAAATACTCCCGGGAGCATTTCCTCCGCTCTTGAGCTGTGCTGTTTCCTCATCCGTATTTGCGTTTAATGAAGTTGTTTTTGAATTTCCGCCTGAATTATTGGATGGTTCTTTTCCTTCATGCCACTTATTATCATCCCCCCAATATCCATCTCCCTCACTGGCTAATGCTATTGGCTTCAACAGAGAGTAAGCTGTCCCAACCACTGGGGCCTTTTTTAATACCGTCTTTCCAACCGCAGATCCAATTTTTATAGATCCAGCTTTTATTGCCGAAGCAATTGCTCCTAGATTTGCCATATTTTTTTATTTTTTCTTGACATAGTTGCATTTTTCTGCAATTATAGTAAGATTTAATTAATTATTTACTTATGAAAAATTTATTTACTAAATTTATTATTTATTGGCTAATCCCTATCGTAGGTGTTTTAGCTATTAGTTTTTATTTGTCAGATATTTCTTTTATTGATTTCATTAAGAACAATCTTTTACAGAAAGAGATTCCAGGGATGGCAATAGGAATGATAATTGTTCTTCCATTTATAATCTTTTATGAATTAATATCCATAGCGATTAAAAATTTATTTAAACTTTTAAAAAAATAAAATTTATGAACAACGACAACTATAATCAACCAGTAGTTCACGAAACTATTTACGTTGAGCCAAAGAAACCTTTCTTTGAAAATCTTTATGAAAAACATGAGGGTTATATTTCTGCTCTTTATGGAATTTCATTTTTTCTCTCTGGTATATATGCATTTATTAGGTGGTTAAAAGAATTGTTCGCGACTGCTCATGACGATAACTTTATCGGATTTATTTTTGTTTTTCTTTTCCAAAGTTTCATAATGGCAATAAACACCATACTTGGTGGAATAATGTTTTTCATCATTCTTCTTCTAATATCAGTAATTCCATATCTAATTTATAGAGGATTAACAAAATAATTTTTTAAATGTACTTTCCGTTTCCCTTCCCCTAGAAGCCTCGCTATGCGGGGTTTTATAGTAAAAGACAAAACTTTATAAATTCCTAATTGCCCATATGATACCTGCCAAAAATAATAAATCCGTCAGCGTATATGCAGAATATTTTATGATATCTTTCCATTCTGATTTTTTTGCATAATTCATATTCATTGCTTTGACAAACTTAAAAATGTTTGTTATTCTATTCATAGATGTTTGTTAAACCGTTTGAGCTGTCCGTCGAAAGAAAGCTTGGGCGGTTTTTTTTATTTTATTATTTCTCTCCCCCTACAAGCTCCCCCAAAAGGGAGCTTTTTAGCGAAAGATAAACTATTTTTTCTTAGTTTCTTTTTTTGTTTCAGTTTTAACTGGTTTTTCAGTTTTAACTTCTACATCTTCATTTAAAACTTTTCCAAAAACTTCTTCCTCAACAGCACTAAGGTAGTTTCTTCTTGCTCTCAAGATTTTTTTATCTTGATTAGTTAATTCATGAGGAGTTTTTTTAAGTACGTCCTCGATTAGCTTTTTGTCGCCATGAGACAATGTGTCTCTACTAATTTTTTCACTCATTTTGTTAGCTTTTAATAATTATTAATAGCCCTATGGCCATAATTTCCCCACCAAGCCAATTGGTAGGGATATATGACTATAAAATTGTAAAGATACTAAGCGAGATTGAATTTTGCATAAAATGCAACTCCGGCCTTTCTTCTTTCGTCAGCCACTTTTTCTCCATGACCAAATAAACCTTTGATTAAATCAGAATGTCCATTTGGATTTTGCTCAGCTTTGATTGTTGAAATATTTTCAATATATCCAAAAGCTCCGGTAATAAAAGATTTATGACCACCAACACACATAAAACCATCAGTATTATCACCGGTGAACCATTCATCAGGTAAGAAATACAAATCAAATCCAGATGCTTTAGCTACCTTACCTTTAGCCACAGTCTCATCAAAAACTTCCTTAATACTTGGATTAAGTTCAGTTGCTTTCAATAAAACTGGTTTAGCGGCCAATTCGGGCAAAGCTAACCAACGCTTTCCATCATTAGGAGCTCCTTTTAGCATTCCAGATAGAACATCAAGATTATATTTGAAATTGCTTTGAGTAATTGCAAGACAAGTATTTGCTTGAATTTCATAAGAACTTCCCCCTGCAATAGCTCCACCTGTATAGGCGCTATCAGTATCGTCACTATCGTCTTCAATTACTATATGAGTTGTATCTGTAAATGTTTTAACTCTAAACCATTTACTATGACCGTCAGCTCTAAATGGTTTTCCAACCATTGAAGCTGCGAAAGTCGTTCCAACTCCAACCACTGCTCCAGTTGTGACTGTTATGGTAACCGTTCCTGTGACATATGATGTCCCTAACCAATTTCCAGCAGCTGCATCAGCATAAAATGCTAATATAGCCTGGTCCATTTCTTCATATAAAGCTTGTCCAGCTTGATTGATTATTTCACTATCTGGATCTTCAACTGCGCTAGCAAAAGCAGCCACAGATGGAATCTCATCCGCTATCTCAAGGAATGTGCCGACAATCAATCTAGAAATAACTTCCGTTACCTTGGTGTAAGTTATTGTGCTTACTCCATCAGTAGATTTCCAACCACCACCAGTAAGAGTCGTAACAACAAACTCTTTAAATTTTTTATCTACTTTCTTTTTCATTTTAGGATCAGAAACATTCTGAGCCTCAAAATTATCATTTACCACATCCACATACATCGAACGCTGAAAGAACTTTTGAAGTGCTTTGGTTTGATATTTTATGGAAGTAGTTTTTGTTCCCAAATTATCCATACAATTACTTTTTTAAAAAATATTAATTAAATTTTTAGCTTAAGCAATCTAATTTTTTATTTTAAATGCTTAAACTTTCCCTCGGCGAGCATACGCTTATATAATTGAGGATCCTCTTCGCTTATTCTTTCCACATCTTCCCAAGTTAATTCTCCAGATTTGTTTAGGTTTTCACCTGAGCCGGATATTACCCCGGACAAAGCCTTATTTTTAACTTCTTTTTCTTTGGCGATTTTGTCTTGCTTAACTTTTTCTCTAGCGTCAATTACTGTTTTATAAGCTTTATTAATGGACATTCCTCCATTAATTAAAGTTTCAACAGCCTCAGCTAGAATAGGGTCGTATTTACCATCCTTACTGTTTTCATTAAGCTCAGGATGATTTCCCATAAACTCCACAAAATCTGTCATTTCCTTTTTCTGGTTTTCCTCTTGAATTATTTCTTGGCGTATTTCCTCACGCTCAGCATCTTTGATTGCCTCAATATCCTCGGCCTCTAATGCTCTACTTGGCTTCAGCCCTCTCATTTTTCTTGCTATCGCCAAATATTGCTCCAAAGCCTCTATTTTGTCGTCCTTAGAATGATTTTTTAAATCATTCATTAGTTCTTCTTTAGTTGGAATGTTTTCATCCCCCCTTAAAGTAAGGACTTGGATATATTTATCAGCTAGACGCTTATCAAGACGAGGAGTCATTGATTGAACCTCATGATTTTGAATATCTTGATTCTCATCATTTTGATTTTCATCAACTTCCTTTTTCTCTTGATTCTCTTCTTCAGCTTTTTCAGCTTCAGGTTTCTTTTCTTCTTCGGTTTCAGATTCTTCTTTTGGTTTTCCAAAAGCGGTTTTAATTTCATCCTCACCGACGATGTCCATAATTCTAGGATCTAAGTCCTTAATTTCTTCCGCCTCTTTTTCGTTGTTAGGCGACTCAGTTGGCGTCACTGACGAATTACTTTCTATGGAAGCATTTGCGCTATCTTCCGGAGCGATGTTTTTTTCTTCTATATCCATATTCTTTCGCACCTATACGCGGTGCGCTACGATTTTAAAAATTACCAGGTTCTCTTACGAGAAGTTCCCGAGAAGTAGCGCAAATTATTGTGCTACCGGCTTGGGCTCTCCTTGTTTTCTCGTTTCACTTTCTCTGCGTACTTTTTTAATTAATTCAACTTCATTCACAAACTCTCTAAGCATTTTTAATGCCTTAGCATTAGCGAATGTATTTGCCAAAATCAGAATATGATTGGCATTATCTGATAAATTAGTTGTATCTACCGGCTCAAGAAGTTCGCATATAGTTTTATTGGCTTTTTTAACCATAATCTTCCAACCTTCACTTTCAGACATCGTATAAAGAGCCTCTTCTTCAGCTACATGATCAGTCTTTTCATTTTCAGCTTTTGTGACTTCTGCTTTAACTTTTTTTATTTCTTCTTTATTCATTTTTTTATCTTAAATTATTATCTTTATCGTATTTCGTGTGGCACTTAGCACATAGTTCAATAAAATCATTTGTATTTCTTCTATATTTATGATCTTTATTCGCCCAGTGCATTTCTCTTCCTCTGCCCTCTTTTCCACAAACTGAGCATTTTTTTGCTTTTCCCAATTTTCTTCGTACCCAATAATGTAAACCACTATAAGAGACAAATTCACCCTTCCAATTGTGGCATTTCTCTCCATTATGAATTGGAGGAAATATTTTATTTTCTTTATTAAATTTACTTTGTCGCTCTTTCCATTTATGGGTATGTTTTTTGCCGAAACATGGATTAAGCTCCCCCTTATTGATACCCCGAGCTTTCATTGTTTCACTTATTTTTTTTCTTATTTCATCGGACACTACGCACCCACTTCTGCTTGGAGGAGTTGGCTTAATTCCACTCTTTCTGATTCCTTTTGGCATATTTTATTTTTCCTCTTATTCCCTGCCCAACCTTACGAGTAAAGGCAGGAGATAAGAGGCGTAAGGTTAGTTTTTTTTAATAAACATCATTATTTACTATCTGTTCATTCTCTTGATTTTCAACTATTGTCCCTCCTTCATCTCCAACCCCAGCGATTGCATTTGGATCGTCAGCGCTAACAATGATTTTATTCCAATCGGTTATTCCATTCTCAATTGCTAATCTTTTAACCGCTTCACCCCAGTTAATCTTTTTTCCGCTACTCGCAATGTCTTGTTGGATTGCATCATTTTTAGCAATCATATTTAGAAGTCCCATCATCTTTTCAGCGGCATCACTTCGCTTAGCAGTACTTCCAGAATCAATTTTGTATTTAATAGATAAATCAGATAATAAGTCTCTTGTAATAATTCCATTTTCAAAAACATTTAAATCACTATGTGGATAGACAACTTTAATATTTTCTAAAGCTTCTTGTATTCCTGGAATTTTTACTTTATCCATGCCTCTTTTAGAAGCTACTGCCATCATCATATTGGCCACATTTTCCAAGAATCTTTCTTGCATATATCTATCCCAGCTATCTCTGGCACCCTCTCTATCTCCTTGCATCTTCAGGGCCTCTGGAGTCTTGCCAAAGCCAACATCCACACTCTTAGGGATAGACGTATCAGAAGCAGCGCCTAAGCTCATTAGATTAGCTTTCATCATGTTGTAAGTACTTTGAAAAGTAGCCAGTCCTTGAGGAGAATTTTCAAGAATCCTAACCTTATCAACATTGCCTTCTTTGGCAAACCAAAATTTGTTGTCGACATGAACACTAGACATAACCATTAATTCAGGATCAATAATGGCAGTTGGGTCTATGCTCTTATCTAATGAAGCAAAATATTTTCTGCACAACGCATCGATTGCTTTTTGTGGCATCTCACCTCTTTCCATATCTGATAAGCCCCAATATCTATCCAAAACTGGAATGGTCAATTTTTCCACCAAAGGAATTCCAGGAAAATAATCTTTTTCATTAAGAATTTCTTTTTTAGAATTAGGTTCAAAAATTATCCAGTCTCCATTTCGATTAAAGTAATTTCTTAAAACTATAGTGTCCTTGTCTTGTATTCGATTCTTTTCTTCTGAGGTTAAAGACGATTGGTCAACGGATGAAGGATTTATTTCATTAATTACAGCCTTGTTCCATACTCCAGGATTATCTTTGCATCTATCCTCTAGCCACTTTTTGCTTACAAAAACATCCACAAAACACCAATCCATATCGCTAATGGAATATTTTCCTGGTTGAGGATAAAATCTTCTAGGATGAACCAAAACCATATCCGGACCGGTATACAATTTACCAACCATATAGTCGATGAAAACCATCATTGTTCCGTAAATTTTCGAGTAAAAATTAACCTGTCTTGATTTTGTGAAAAAATCACCACCGATATTTGCATTGGGTAAAATATATTCATGGTAAACAAGATTTGCTGCTATAACTTTAGATATGTCAGTGTCTCGATAACTAGAAAATCTTCCGGTAGCCATCTGAGCCATTATTCGACAACTGCTATCAAGAATTAAAGTTGCGAGTTCTCCTGTGGAATAAAATGATTCAACATTTTTCTTTTCTTTTTCCTTATCGTCGATATTTACATATCTCCCATAAAACAACTGCTCTCTATCAGTCCAAGCAAAACCAGAGGACATAACATCCTTTTTGACTCTTTCGGCCTCAGTGAATTCTGCTTGAATATCACTAGACACTTCAGTTATTTGGATTGTTTCATTTTCTTCCATATTTTTATTCATTTAAGCGAGTGAAACTCGCTTTGGTTTGTTAGTAAACTAACAATTCCCTTTCGCTAACTTAGATAAATAAAAAAAGCCCCTGTTTTCACAGGAGCTTATATAACAAAAAACAACCCTTCTGGGTTGCATAGACTCTATTCAATTTTATTGGATACAAAAACTCCTATGCTCGGTTTAACTGCTCACCACGAGGGCGCAAAACCGAAAAAATAGAAGTCTCTTGTCATGCGTATTCGAGTTGTCTCTCTCGACCGTTTATGATCTAACGAATTTCTACAATTTCATAATATCACAATAAAATTATTTGTCAATACGTTTTCTGAAATTTTCTAACAAAAAACCACCAACAGCACCGACGAGTACCTTCAATATTGTTTCGGGCATCTCATTGGGGTTATGTTTTATAACGATAAATACTAAAATTATAATCAATATAATTACTCCCCACATTATTATAATCATAGCTAAATTAAAATGATTTTTAAAACGTTCCGTTCTATTGTGGTCGTTATTCTTTTCGTCCAATTTCAGTTCCTCATCATTTTTAAGTTGTTCGCCTTTTGCAATTTTCCTAGTCATAGAACTACATAATTATCTGATCAAGTAATTTACTACCCCGTATTGCAGCAGCAGCAGGAGAAACATTAAAAATATTTGCGACCTCCTCAATCGACTTTGACTTATTCCAAATATATATAAATTTATCTCTCGGCATCAACAGCTTAGCAGCATTTTTATTTGCAATAATTTCCATCATAACTCTCTCCTCCTCTTTTTCGGCTTCTTCTTTTCTCATCACTGGTTGCCTATTCTGAGTTACATAGTCATCATTGATAATTGATTTATGAAGAAGAAAATGAATAATCTCATGAGCTATCGTAAATCTCTTTCTCGTAGATGAATGGTTAGCATTCACATAAATAACATACTGATTCCCTTCTTTTCTTATTAATCCGGACTCACTGTCATCCAAGCTTTCTGTTTCAAAAACTTTGATATCTAGTTTATCGGCTATTTCTAAAATAGGAACAGGAACACTATCTTTGTATTCATCAAAGATATCGTTGAGTGTTATTTCTTTTTCCATTTTTTTTAAAGTTATTTCTTAACATCTAAATTGTATCATAATATCAATATTTAATACAATGAAATTATAAAATGTTATTATTTAAAAATCTCACAGGTTTATTTTTATAAACATACAAAGGCTTTAAATTTAGTCTGCCAATAAAAACTACTTTAACAACCAATAAATCGCAACCATCGCCCCAGCGATTAGCTTCCAGGGTGTCATAAATTTCCTGGACGATTCTATCTTTTTCTTTTTCATCTTCTATTTCTATATTTGTTTTTGACATAACCCTATTTTAAGTTAAATAAACTTTTTACATATCTCCAAAAATCAATAAACTTTATAGCTACCAAGATTTTAAGATTTCTAATAAGATTTTGGCGCTCTTCTCTCCTTTGTTTTTTTCTTGCTATCTTTGGATTAGCTTCCTCCATTATTCTTTTGACCTCTCTTATGAGGCTCCCAAAATCATCAGTACTTAGGGCTGTGATTATGTTTTTATCCCTAAACATTTCGATTACATTTCTTCTCGCATCAAATTTCAACTTGATCATATTGTTTTTTTATTATTTATTAAATTAAATTCTTTTAAATATTCCTTAATTTCACTTAGGCTATTTGAGTTGAAAATATATTCCTTGCTATTAGTTGGGTTTTCATATCTGCACTTTAAATATGGAGATTCTCCAATGTTATAAGTAACAATCGCGAATTCCCAATTTTTAACGTTATATCCGTCAATATCTACTTTTGGCAAAACCAACGGTATATCATTAAAAAAATCACTTATATCAATTTCATTTAGAAGTTTGTTTATATTCATAAATTTATCTTAAAAATCCTCTCTTATCGTAAGATTTAGGTTGATTATAATTTTGATACTTTTTGTATTTATCATCTCCTCCTCCAGTTGCTATATTGGACTTATCAAGATTAACAGCCAGATATTCTGTAGCCGAACGATGATGAGATGTCCAGTCGTGAATAGGAAGTGATACCGGTGACGTCGCTTGAGAGTTTTCATTTCTCTGTGGATAACGAGCAAATTTTATAGAAGAAACCCATGTTTTAGTTCCGACATCCCCACTTCCCTCAGTATCATTGATTTCAACACCTTTCTGCAAAAATACCTTAGTTTTTTCTTTTCTGATTGCGAACGTATTAGCTTCTGGAGACGTTTGAACAAATATTCCAGCCTTTTCTAACTCTAACCTAGTGCTAGTCTTTTCTTTGCTAACTATGGACCGTTTAGCCACGTCAGGATCTCCCACATGAATTGCCTTTTTCCACTGACTAACTTTTTGAATAAGCGCCAATTCTTCAGAAGTATAATCAAACAATGAATCAATCAAATTCCCTGGGAAAAATGGAAATAAATAATGGATTGAAACATTTTCCTTTTTGTAAGCTTCCACTAATCTAAACTTTCCGTTATTTTGATTCTTCTGCCACCATTGAACAGCTATTCCGTCAAGACCAAAATCCCACGAAACAAACAATGGCCATTCTGGATTATAAGGGAATTTTCCTACTTCGATATATTTAACCTCATCATAAACTCTGCCCCTAATAGAAGTGTCCCAATTTCTCATTATTTCTCTAGCAAAATCTTCTTCACTTCTTCTTTCTCTTTCTGATGCTAGCCATTTTGCATCTTTGCGCGGATCTAAATGATAATCTAATTCAATAATCTTAATTTTTTCCCCATCCTCTCCAAATCTTAGCCTCTTGGCTTTACCTGGTTTGATTCCTGGGGTTGTTAGTACAATTCTGCAGTCAGTTGTATCTGCAGTAGAACCCCACGCAGATGAGTCATTATCCCAAAATGCAAACTCATCCATAAAAATTGCTTTTTGCCGACCTCCTCGAGAGAAATTTGAATTAGATGATTCACCGGATATGATATTACCGTTTTCCGGATTTATTAAAGACATATAGGTTAAATGTTTTCTAAAATCAAATCCGTTTGGCAATATGAATTTAGGTTGCCTCATTAATGTATATTCTATTTTTCCGAATAATGACTCTTCTTTATTTGATACACCGCCGGAGTCACCTTTAGTATTATCTACATAAGCTTCCTTTCTTGAACCGAGCAAAAAGTTAGAACCGGGGATATATCTCCAAAACCATAAAATAACATCAATCACTGTGTAGGTTGCGCCCATCTCTCTACACTTATCAAAAAATATATCCTTTCCGTTTTCGATAGCATCTTTAAGCTCATCGACAATCATCTTTTCTTGAAATGGAAATAATTTAAATTTAAAATGATAAGGTTCCACTTTTGGATTAAAAGTTTGGCAGAAATTATTAATATATGCTTTTGGATCTTTTTCGGCATCACTAATCATTTCTTTAAGTTTTGCTAGTTTCTCTTTACGAGATAAGTTTATCGAGTTCATCGTCGTTAATATTATCAATTAAGTTTGTATTGTTGGTGTTATTTACTTGGACCGCTACGCCTGGAGAATTATCTTCAAGCCCGAGAAGTTTTCCAAGCTTATCGTGATATGCTTTTTGAACTGCGTGATTTGGTGTTTCTACTTTTTCATATATTATTTCCGAGTCCTTTCCCTTTTTTATTCTTAAATTAATAAAGTCAGTATTTGTAGCGTTTAAGCCATCTCTAATCTTTTTTAAATATATTTCTATCCCTAAACCAAAGTCACAAAGAAGCATTCCTGTGCCACCCCTTTCCCTAACCTTTGCTAACCTGCGCGCTCCTAGCACTGAAGCAACTTGATCACTAACACTTGGATGTAATTCTTTATATGCTTTTGTTGAATTTCCCTCATGTTTAACCCAGCTGATATAAAAAGAAACTAGCTTTTCATCTTTATCAAAAATATCCATCAAAATATCCACAAATTCGTTAGAAATAGATTTTTTCTTTACAGTTAAAGATTTGTTAGTAATTAATTTTTTAACAATCTTTTTTTTATTTAATTTTGATTTAGATTTTTTCTTTATCATCGACTTATTTAAAAAACTCTTTTAGACTTTCAATTAAATCATCCTTCATCGAATCGAGGTCTTTATAATATTTATCATGGAATATATACCCATTTTGTAATTTTTGAATAGCATATCTATCCTCATTAAACATAAATCTTGCTGCTAATCTTATTATTACTTTTTTCATAAACCTTTTTCTTTTAAGTTATTTAAAAATTCTTTTATACATTGATTATATCCTTCTATGTATGGGTCTTCATCATTTTTAAATTCATATTTTATTTTTTTAGAACAACAACTCAATATTTCTTTTCTTTGTTCTTTGAGGGCGGATTCGGCAACATTTAAAATTAAATTAAAATCACAATCGGGGATAGTGGTTATCATTTTATTTCTAGCTTTTTGTAGTTTTTCTTTTATTCTTTTCATATAAGTTTATTTTAATCTTTTTAATTTTAAATACACTTCATTTCTCCATTCTATATAGTTTATAACTGCCGCTTCATATCCTAAATCATACCCCTCAGATTCAGCATTATAAATTTTTAAATCTTCCATAGTAGCTTTTGGATTTGTCTTTTTTACAAAATTCAATCCTCTTTGATTTTCTCCAATTTTTATTCTGTGATTAAATCCTGTTGGCATATTTTCTAATTCTTCTAATATTTGTTTCATTGTATTAATTCAATTATTTGATTAAGTTGGTGGACTATTATTAAACCTGAAATTGTAAGCCATATTAGTAAAAATTCTTTCATATTTTTGCGGTGGCCAAACTTATTAAGTCTAGCCACCATTAATTATTTCCCACATTTTTTACACTTCTTAAAAGAACAAATGCGATTAGGGTCTACGTTGAGCTTGTCGCATTGCTTGCAATATTCGCAAGACTTTTTTTCGAGGGTTACTGTTGATAAGCAGGCTATAAAACTCTTGCAGTTATCACAAACTAAAATTAAAAATGTATCCATTATTTTCTCCTCTCAATTTCTACTTTTTTACTTTGTTTTCTCCGCTCGATGTTTTGCATTAAAGCTAATCCGCATTTAGGACAATATCCATGAGTCTTGAGAATATCTTTGTATCGATGTAAATCAATCCAGCAGTCATCCCATTGGTCACACAGCTCACAGTAATTACCTCTTATGATGTGATTACATCCGAATAACGAATCGCAGATACAGCACTCTCGCGCCATTGGTTGCATAGTTCCTCCTTTGTTTTTTTGTTAGCAGAAAAGGGAGTGTAAATCATTTACCGTGTTTACATTAACGGACTTTATCCGACCCCCATATCTACTAACAAACATTTTAAATAACTACTTTCATCGAGGCTTCTATCTTTTAAAAGCCTCGGGAAAATAACTATAATTCTATTCTATCTATAATATTCTTCACATTATCCAATATTGAAGCTAACCTTCTGTTGTTTTGATTTAATTCTTTTCCAAGTTCTGTTGAAATTTGAGTTTCTTCTCCGACTTCACTTTTCTCCTGTCCAGTGAGTAACACTACAGCTAATCTTTCATCTAGCTTTGGAATTATAAGCCCTAATTTTTCAATTAGCTGAGTCTGTCTTATCATCTCATTTTCTATTTCTCCCCTAAGTGAATCGCTAGTTTCACGTTCTCCACAATCACCTGTTCTCTTAAAATCTTCGTCCATAATGTTACTTGTTATAACAAAATGTTACTAATAGTAACAAAATGTTATTAAATTTAATTAATTATCTATTTTCTGCTGGCGCTGTTATGTTTTTAGGTTCTGGATTCCATGTGATAGCTTTTACAGCCCACATTTGAGCAATTTGAGCTTCTGTGATTGCGACTGAAAATAATCTCTGCATAAAGCTTTTTTATTCTATCTACGTCGCCATCTCCGCTTGGGTTAAACTTTAATCCAACTGCTTTTTCTCCATAAGTTAATTCTCTTGTGTCCATTGTTTCATCTACCATACTTTTTTACCTTAACCAACGCTATCGCTTTGGGTGGGGTTATTTTATTTCTCTTATTAATTCTGGTTGTTGAGTTAATTTAAGAGGTTGATCACTAACCATATAATCACCCTTCCATTCCACATAAGCTCCCTCGGTTGTAAAAAAGAATATTCCATCAACTGTGTCTCCGTATGTTCCATCAACATCAGGGGCGCCAACTAAATATCCGTCACCTCCATAACAGCTTGGCGATGTGTTGTCGCCTCTTGCTGCATCAGTACATAATACCCCTCTATTATTTACAATATTCTCCATTGGCGTTAAATACGCTCTCAAGCTCACCGGCTGGCCTTTAACTGAATAAAATGCCATTACCTTCCCATAATTGATTAAATAGATATAAGTAATTTTGTCATTGGCATCAAACAATTTAGCTCTTTGAGCAATTGCTTTTCTAGCAGTAGAATTTTTTATATCCGGAGTTGGTACTGTTTTCACTAACTTCTTTTGAATTTCCTCCTGCTTCTTGCTTTCTGTCCCTTGAGTAGATTTCTCGATGTCGGAACATCCAGCTAAAAATAAAACTCCTACCACCAAAACCAAACTTAATATTATTTTTTTCATATTATTTTTTTAACAACATTGTTGTTGCATCTATAAAATTAGGTAAAAGACCATTTTCAAATATATTTCTATTCGCCATTTTTGCTCTTGCGTTATAATCAGCTATCTGTTGAGTTAGATAATTTTCTAATCCTTGAGCGATTGAGTTAAGCCTTGAATATTCAGTTTTATCCTCAAAGGTCCAGTGCTCTCTATTCACTGCATCAAATTTAAATCTATCAATAGAATTTTCAGCTACAACCAATTTTGCTCTACTCGCTTCAATATCTTCCTTTTGTTGCTTAAACCATTCATAGTTATAAATAGCATTTTCAGCTTCCAACGTTTTGTCGGTTATATCATAAGCCATCTGAATTTCTTTAGTGGCTACATGAGCTGGAAACAATAACACTTTTAGGCTTAAACCAAGGAGTGTAATTCCTAGCAATATTCCTATTGCAGTTAATATCTTCATAATATTTTCCCTATGGGAATTAAATTAATTATTTTTTAGCTTTTTCCTTAGATTTTTTAAACACCACCTTAAACACCGGCTCGTAATCATTTCCAAATTCATCCGTAACCAATTCAACCTTTCCTTTATCCATTAATTGAGCCATGGCTATATCACTCATCATTTCTTTTCTCATAGCAATTTCATTTCTAACTAAACTCATTTCCAATCCCAACTCATTAGCTATTAAATCCTCAAATCCATTCATATCGTCCCTAGTTATCTTTTCGTGAAATACCTTTGCGCTAAACATGCCATCAATTATTTCTTTAGCCCTCATTTGATAATAAGGCTCTATTTTTTGCTTTTCCATTTTTTAATCTTTAAAAAATTAATTTTATCTTCTTTTTTATTTTCTTTATTCCTCCATAAAATAGATTCAAGATCGCCTATAACAAAATCCAATTTAACCATTCTTTCAATTGCCTTACTACTATTAAACCCACCTTCATGAAATTTCTGATATCTTTTAATCTCCCTCCTGTGTTGCTCATAATCACCGGGAATAAGAATTGGATGGCTATCAATAAAAATGTTTTTATGTAATTCATCTCTTTCCTTTTGTACCTTTATCTGTAAATCTGATAGATATTTAATGGTTTCTTCTTGCATATTTATTCATTTATATAAATAATTATTTTATCGCTTGGCATTTTCCTTATTGCTCTTAAAGTCAAAGAGTCAATCACATCCCCATTATCATCCGTAAATATTCCAGCCTTTACAATTCCATCTAATATCGGTTTCACAAAAAGATTATCTGGGTCCCTTCTGTTACTCAATTTGAAATAAGCTTCAATCTTTATATCCACCGGCTTTTTTAATTCCTCTCCGAGCTTTTTCAATTCCGCTCTTGTATATTGGCTATAAAGGCAAGCTAGAAATAATGATTTCATTTCATCCCGAATAACCGATCGTACCGCCCAATGAATTGCCCTATTTGATTCATTCCAACTCGGGCATTTGTAATTATCAATTTCGATTTTCATTTTTTATATTGCTAATGTTTGAAGTCTTTCTTGCTCTCTTTTTTTTGCTAAATCTCGTTTGTACCATAAATCTTGCAAAGCACTGTATTTATCTTTGGCGTCTCGATAAGCTTCAACATTAGCCATCACAACTGCTCCAGTTGGATATTGTGGACTAAACCTAAATAATCCTTTGTTGTGGAGATATAATTCAAATCCGGTAATTTCTCTTCCATCAAATAATTCAGTTTTTTTATTCATGGATGACTCAAGTTCTTTTTCAAATTTATTAACTATTTCCAAATCTTCTTTATCTCTAATATCAAGACCTTTTTTAGTTGAGCTCATTACCCCGGGGTTTTGTTTATTGAATGCCATATTTTTATTTTTTAAATTGAATTATTATTTTTCCATTTTCTGACTTTTATTATTTCAGTATTTTTTAAATAAAAGTCATTATGTTTTTTGCACCATTTAGCTTTTTTAGCGATATGGAATTTTATTGTTTTCGCATAATTCCATTCTCCGCAAAAGGGGCATTTTAAATCTTCATAATCATAACCACCTATTTTTTCTATTCTTCTCTCAAAATCTTGGATTGTTTTTATTTTTGAATTTGCCATAATTATAATTTCTAATTTCTCCAATTTTTTAATCTTTCCAAAACATCATTAGAAGTATGTCCATCCCACTCAGGAGCTTTTTCAAGAGTTTCTGCAAATTCACAATCATCCCATCGTTCAATTGGTAGGTGATAAGTTATCTGCTCTCCTTTCTCCATTCCAATTCCCAAAATAAACCATCTATCCCAAACACTTCCGTCAGAATGTTTTTTTGATCGCCAAGGAAAGGTTTTACCAGCACCCATAACAAATAATCTTTTAGCAAAAAGACATGATATTATCCAAATCTCAATCCGGTGTTCATACAATTCCCCAAAAGTGTGATAACCGTCTGAAACATTCTCTGTTTTTTCTACATCAACTTCTAAATTAACGTTTTTATCTTTTTTTAGTTTAAATCCATAAGAGGCCACATCGCTTCGAGGTATTATTATTTTTTCCATATTTTTATTTATTAGCGTTAGTTATAAATTTAAATAAAGTTTCCATTGAATATTCAGTTAACCATCCCTCTTTAATCCCTTTTTCAATCCTTTCAAAACCTGCTTCGAGCTGCTCTCTATCAAAAGGAATCAATGCCTTTGCTGGTCTCAAATTCCTATTAATGTAAGCTTGCCATTGAGCTACAGTCTTAAAGTTTGGCTTCACTGTTTCGGCCCATTCTCCAATTATTTCAATATGCTTTTGATTACTTTCCTTGCACCAAGTTACGAATTGAGCTAAATTCATTAATTGATGTTCACTGCAAAATCTTTTTCCTCTCATTGCTTCCTTTTTGCAACCATCCTTAAAACAAGGATTTTTATAATTTGAAATGGGTGAAGTGGCGCTAGCCACAATATCTTTACTTTTACTAATAGATATATTACTTATCTGGTCATCATTTGATGATACCTTTGTATCATTATTTGATGACACCGTATCATCATTTAATGACACCCTATAAGATACTAGGGGTAAAATTTCCCCCCTCATCTTTTTAGCTTTATCTCTAAAAATTCTTTGAATAAATCCGTTATTTTCTAACCTTGTCAAAGAATTTTGAACTGACCTTGCTTTTGTTTTTAATTTCTCATTATCTTTTTCACATGGAAAACAAACCCTTGCTAAATAAATATTAGAAGCTGAGCATCTTCCATCCTTCAAACTATGAAGCCAATAAATAACTCCATAAACTTTATGATCTAATGGTTGCAATTTAGGGCTAAAAATAACCTGTCCGGGAATAATTAAAAAATCTGGGATTATGGTCATCTGTGTTGTTTTTTCTTTTTGCATATTTATTTTATAAATTCGCTAAATAATAACCCTCGTTATAAGTTACCCAAGGTTGAAAACCTCTTCGGCTAAACATTTCATGGGCAATTTTTATATTGTGTTTATAATCAAACAATTCAGCTGGACATTCTTTTAACTTTCCTGGCGTTTCGTGATTTATTTGAGCTACACCGCAATCAACACTCCATGCTTTTTTTCTATCTTCCAACTTGCACATATCACTATATCTTTTTCCGTTTTCATCGTAGTAATAGCAATTCCAGTTTTGAGCTGTTGGATTCAAAGCACTTTCTGTTTTAAATACTGCTAATGCAATTTTTGAATTTTCCCTAAAAACATTTTTTGTTTCTTTTTCTATTTCTTGAGCAGTGGGAGGGATATTTTTATCATCGATAATTTCTCCCTCACCATTTAACTGCTCATCCAATGAAGCATGTGCCACAGGCGAACCCACAACACCGACATCATTTATTGCTATTAACTTTTCTCCCTTAATATCTATTTTGCGTATTTCGTAGAAAACAACCGTGTAAGAAATTCCGACTATCAGCATCAATGATCCTAATAAAAATCTTGATTTCATAAATTGTTTTATTTTTTCTTTTTTCCACTTTTTAAACTGGAGCTTTTTATTTTTTAGCCAGTTTTTTATTTTTAACATCATCTCTTTTTGGTCTGTATCACCCATAAGACGATTATTTTTTATTTTCATTATTTTAGGGAAATTGATGCTTCACCCCATCAATTCCTTTAAAATAATAAAAAGCAGTGTATTTCTACACTGCTTATTTACAAATTTAGCTAAAAATAGCTATTTTTATATTATTTTTATAAAACTGACCATTGAGAGTCGCGCAAGTCGGATTTTACGACATAACACCCAAATAAAGCCTGTATTCAAGCCATTTATTTAACTACTCAATACATGTCTCTCCACACAATTACTCAGCAAATATTACATATCCATTCCTTTATTCAATTATCAAAACATATAAAAAATCTTCAGAATTGATTTAATACAAATTCGTTTACATTATAAAAATTATTTTTTATATCTATATTAATGATCATATTATCCCTAATAATTATATTATTTGAATAGGTTTTAGGAACTCTCCTGGGCCTCAAAATTGACCCTGGGTGAAAATTAATTAAATTTGGATACATCTATGTACCCCCAAACAGAGCTTATTATTATTTCTAAATGGATAATCTGAGCACTTTCTATTAACCACTCCCCTAGCATTTTTAAAAAAAATTATAAACAGGTATTAGTAACTGATTTTTATAAATTTAAGGTATATATAAGAATAATTTAAGTCGGCAAATAAAATATAAAAAAATATTTATTTGTTTTCTATTTGCTACAAGATACTTCCATATATCAAAAAGGAACTATTTTTATAATTTTTTAAAGCACTGCAATATATCAACAAAAAATATGTTTTTTTATCAAATTAAGAGATACATCTACCCATACTTTTTTGCATCAAAAACACTCTTTTTTAGATCTTAAAATATTATTTAAAAATAAAATTATTTTTATCAATTATGAGATACATCTATGCCTCTTTATTGCGAGAATTTTTAATAAAAAAATAAAATTTCCCCAAAGTTAATTTTTCGTAATTTTTGACTCATTTGAGGCATACATCTATGCCTACTATTTTACCAAAAAAACAAACTTTTTTTGAGCTTGTTTTTTTATAATTTTTTGACTCTTTGGGCAT